TTATAAGCTATTTCATAATACGGTTATGTTCAATTAATAGTATTTATATAAAAAAGAGTTTAGAAGTTTTCGTGACTATATTCTACAGCCCATCCATCACGATCTGGATCATATTGTGGTTGCTGATCTAATCCATCATCTATAAACCCAAATGGAAGCACATCATTTTCAATCTCTTGCATTCTTTCTTCAAACATAAGTTGTTTAATATTAATATCAGTTATTTCATTAAAGAATATGGTTCCACTAAAATAGCTAAACATAATAAAATTCATTACTAAATCGTCATGATTCCCCTGAGATGCTTCATACGACTGACCTTTTGCTACAAAAGTTGATATTTCAAGTATTGTATCTTCATCTACAATTTCTATTTTTTGATTTTCTAATAAATCTTTAAAAGAAGAACAACCAATACGTTTAACTTTTCTAGTCATAAGTAAACCAAGAGAATTTGCTTTTACTGTTGATTCGACAAACATATTTTCATATTCTAGTTCATGATATAATCCATTACAAACAACTTGGCCAGAATCATTTGACTCAATTACTACCATTGCCTGATTGTAGCTTTCCGCAAATTTATAAATAATATTTGGGTAGAGTAATGGAGAGATAGTATTGTTGCGATAGACAGCAACCTGTTTAAACGGATTAGCAGTCACATCGAGTAAATTAAAAGTCGAATAATCTTGACCTCTACCCTTCGCAACATCTACAGTCATTATATACTGATGACCTTTTATAGGCTTTTCATATATTTTAACACCTTCTTTAGTAGTCTGAATAGGATCTCTACGTCTTAGAGATAATAGAGTTTCTGCACCAATAAGTGTATCTCCAGTTCCAAAGAACGTATTACCAAATTCTTGGTCGAATTGTAATTGAGAAGTATTAGCAATAGTTTGTTTTGCCCATTCTTTATCTCTTCCTGGAACATCCCACCAATCTACTCTAAATGATTTATATTCATTTACACCTTGAGTAGCACCTTCCCATATTTTATGGAATACATTACCAATACCATTTGCTGTGGAAGTAATAATAACCTTAGTATCTTTACCAGAAGATACAACTGGATATGTTGATGTATAAAATTCATTTGCTCTTTCCACAAAAGCAAACTCGTCAAGATATAGTAAGTTAACAGACATACCACGAATAGAAGAACCAGATGTAGCAGCTGCAACTATTCTTGAATTATTGCTAAATTCTATGGATCCTTTATTAAGTGCTTTACAACCTGGCTGTAAAAAGAACGGTAAATTTTCAAGCATAAGAGTAATTCTACCTAGCATTTCTCTTGCAGTAGCACCTTTATTTGCCATTACGGCAATAGTTTTTTCTGGGTGAAATAAAGCAAACCAAAGTAAGTAAGCAACAGATGAGATAGATTTACCAGATTGTCTACAAGCTAAAACAATAGAAAATCTATGATCATTAAAATGCTTAAACATTTTTTCTTGATATGGATATAATGTAAAAGGGACCAAACCTTCATCAAGAGATATAATTTTACAGTATCTTTTTGCAAAATAACCAGAATCTTGAGAGCATTTCATATACTCGGCTATTTCCTGTTGTGCCCATTGTTGTACAACACCATCACGTTTTACGTTTGGGTTACCTAAGTATGATTCATTTTGGTTCATCATTTAATCTATCAGTAATATCAATTACATTATCTTGTTCTTTATTCATATCTTGAAGCATACGTTGTAGTTCTACTGTAGAACCAACAAAAAGATTATTATTAGTTGTGCCATCAACAGGTTTGGGTATATCTTTTTTATTATAATCTTTTTTCTTTTTATGAAGATCCATAAGACGATCGTTAACGTCTGATATATTTTTTATCATACCAGAAACTACCTCAAATGCTCTTGGGTGTTCAAGCTGCTTAGCAACCTCCATCATCTCCTCAAGAGCGCCCTGACCTTTTTCAATTAAATCGTAGTATGTTCTTCTTGAATATTCAAAATCATCATCTACATTTTCGTGTTTTTCATCACTCATAAATTTACTCCGATTTAACCTGAATCAAAATCTTCTAGTATTGTTGTGGTAAAACCATAATCACTATCTGGATTAATAGATAGTGGATTGGGTGTTGTGGTAATTCTTTGTAGTTTTGGATCTGTTGTAATGCTAAAATCAATAGCATCATGAATAGTAGTGTCTGTCTGCCTAATAATACTCTTAGCATCTATCGGACCATAGAAGTTAACAGACATTCCAAAATCTAATGTGTAAATAATTGTTCTTCTACTTTCAAGTGTCCCTTCAAAATCATCACTAAAGTTTACGCCTTGAATTGTAATAGGAACATCTTCAACAATATCTGCATGTGTATCAGTAAATGGTTTAATACTAATTGTATACTGTGGATTAAAATATGGGAGTATTTGTTCTACAACCTGTAAAGCATCATCTTGGTTCTTTGCAAATATATTTAATTGGAATGTAATTTGATATGGGCTTGGAGAAAAGAATTTATCACGTGTTGTGTTAGTAACACCTTTATGATAATTATTTAATTTTGGAAGTTTTCTTTCGGGATCATATCCAATACTTGTAATTTCAAAAGACATTCTAGGAAGCTTTAAAGCAATCTGTGAATTATTTCTTAAATCTGGATTTGTTCTAATTCTTTCAAGATATTTTTCTCTTGGTGCATATGCTAAAGGTACTTTTATCTGACTAATGGATTTGCCAGTCTTATCTTTACGAATAACATAAATGTCATTGAAAAGAGTACCAAATAAAGCAACTGATTTTCTAATTCTTTGATGATAAAAATATGTAAACATTATAAATCCTCTGGATCGCCGAATGGGTTATTCTCAGAGAAATCTAAGAAGTCCAAATCAAATGAGTTTTCTGTAGTATCAAATATATCATTTTGAGCAAAGCTGCTATCACCATAAACATTTTCATCTATTGAAACCAATGTTCTTGATACAGACCTTTCAGAATCGCCTAAAAATGCAAGAGCGCCAGATACATTTCTTAGTCTTGTATTAGTTATTGTCCCGGGTACGAACATTCCATAAGTACCATCACTTGTACTAATATGTGATACAACAATATAATTTTCAGCTTGATTATATTCAAGAACTTCTGCAGATAGAATTTTACCACTTGATTGTGTTTGTTGTACAAATTCCCCTTCCATAAAGTCATATGAAATATTAGAGTTGATACTATCAATACCTTGATTCATATTTAATTGAAGATTATAACCTAATCTTTCTATATCGTCAATTGCATCAATATTTGTGTTAAGTCTCTCATCACTATAAGTAAATAGTTCACATCTAAGTTTAAATGTTGGAAGATTACTTAGTTGATAAAAAGGTTGTTCGTGTTCTACATGCATAATTTCAAATAGTTTATTAGTCAGAGTAAGATAAATTAAATCCCCTTCTCTTGGTCTAATACTTTCTATTTGATTGTTCATCTGACCAACGACATTAGCCCATCTTTTTCTTGAAACTATAAATGTAGCAGCATCTCTTATCTCAACACCAAACTTTGTAAATAGATCACCTTCTCCATCAAAACCTTCAGTATTTTCAATATACATTTCTATCTTATGAGCAGAAGAAAATTTAGATGGAACATCTTCACCAAATATAGTATTTTCATTTACTATCTCACGAGGCAAATAATAAACATCTTGACCATATATTTTTAGGCTCTCTATGATTATATCTTCATAGAGATTTTGTTCGTTTTTGGCTCTTTGATTAAAGTAATGATTTAAAGCCATTTATTATCCTACAAAAAAGTCTGCTGGCATTTCGTGTTCAAGACGCATATTCTCTTCAAGCTTCTCAATGTCTTGCATTGCATCTTCAAAGATTTGTCTACCGTTTAGCATTACACCACCTGGTAGTTGCATACCTTCAAATTTTATAAGATTAGCACCCCACTGTCTCTTAATAAGAGCAGTAGTATAGGCTTTTACGAATTTATCATTATATACACTTGTATGTGTATCTGGATCAATTAATTGATAAACTTCAGCAACAATATAATCGCCGGCTTTTATATCATTATCCTTAAAGTCACCAAAAATATAAAGTCTATGCTGATGTCTTGAAAACTGAACTTGTGGCAATCCATTTAACTTCATATCAATTAAAGTTAAATATTGCTGTAGTTGAGTATAATATGCAAGATCACCCGCAAAGTTTTGTAGATCAGTAATATCATTAAGCATCATTTGATACTTAACACTGAACATATCAATGCTATTATTGCTTGAACTTGAAACTGGAAAAAGTTTGGACACAATGTCTATGTTATTAGGCATTGTGATATATTCGTTGGTTACATCATCTGCTGTTATAAGATGTTTAAAGTAAGTGCGAAGGGTAGCATCAGAATGAAACTCTTGAAAAAATTCAAGTGCTTCATCTATTCTATCTTCTATTTGATCTGGATCTACATTGATGTCTATAACCGGAGCGCCAAGTCTTCTTAAACAATACTCTGATAATTCATCTCTTGAGGTAACTGCAGCCATTATAACTTTCCTATTAAATAGTATTTGCTACTATTTATATAAAAAATTATTACAACTTAAAATTAACCTTCTAATGAAGCTGTTGGTGGTGTAAAGTTTGCGGTGTAGCGAGCAAGACCTTTAGTAATGCGGAAGTCTTGGATGTAACCTTTGAACCAATTTCCAACGCCGGTGCCGTTTGCTGCGTCATATTCTGCACCAATTGCTAATATACAATCTTCCCAATTAACTTCAGAAAGATTTGCAAATGTGTGAGACAAAACTTCAGAACCGTTTAAATAAATTTTTGTTGAAGTTCCTACAACAACACAAGCAACATGACTCCATTGATTTATAGACACATCTGAACTAGTTTGCACATTCCCACTGCCAGAATATAGGGCCCCGCCGCCGTAGGCGGAAAATACGAGTACATTTCCCCCATTAGAAATTAAATTTAATCCAAAGAGTGCATGATTTCCTTGAGCAGCAGACCACTCTATTGGATACATCCAAGATTCGATAGTAAACCCAGAGGTTGTATTTAATGCACCTGTTCCTAAATCTTCTAATCTAATATAATCCCCACTCCCATCAAAATACATTGACTTAGTACCCGCAAACTTTACCTGAGTTGTAGAGCCAGTAGTATTACCAACCAATTTTAGGTTATCGCCTTGCGATTTATCTATGATAGAAGCGTCTGTGCCTTTGATGTGTAAGGAAGTGCCAGATGAGGATAGGGGTGCAGTAGGTGGAGTAAAAATAGATGATCCAACTGTTGTGCTAGAAGTTTGATATTCAGTAGGAATAGATGTAGTTACTCTGACGTCAGATAAATTACCTGTCATTAAATATTGGGCGTATGGGCCATATTTTGAAAGAGTAAAAGTTAAATTCTCATTGAGAGGCGTTACAGACTTTGTG